ATCGGCTTCTTCCGTCACGGCCACCTATCTGGTTGTGACGACCGTGGGAGCGGCGGGCAACGTCATGGACAGCCAGCAGTGGAACGAGTTCGCGCCCTACGAGTTCAATCAGAAGCCCGCTGGTGTTCTCGTACCGGCTTCCGGCTTCATCTCACTCGCACTCGTCGGGCTTCCGGCATCGACCTACACGGCGGCCTTCACGGTTGAACTTGTCGAACTGAAGTAAATGCTTCAGGTCGAGGCCATCGGGATACGGCATATCCCTCGGGCGCGCATGCTCGGGGCGTATCTCTATGCTCAGACCATCCGGCAGCCTGCCTTCCTCTACCGCATCCCCGGTGGTGGCTGGGACATACGCCTGTACGAGCCGGCGCTCAAGCGATATCCCCACCTGCGCTACACATCACTCCTGGCGCAGGGCGTGGGGCCACAGCTTGTCACGGTTCCCAATGTCCTGAATCTCACGCTATCGGCGGCTTCCGCACTCCTAGCAGGCGCAGGCCTGGCCCTGGGGGCTGTCACATCAGCCCTGTCCCCTACCGTCCCCGCGGGCGAAGTCAGCTCTCAGAGCCCTGTGGCCGGTACGCAGGTACTCACTGGAACGTCTATCGCCCTGGTGATTTCGGAAGGCGTCATCGTGACGCTGCCGATCCTGGTCGGACTCACGCAGACGCAGGCCCAGTCGGAAGTAGCCGCATTGGGCCTCATATCGGAGATCAGCTACACCAACTCGCTGACCGTTCCGCCCAACATCGTGGTCACGCAGTTTCCCGCTGCCGGCACGCAGTTGCTGCAGGGCTCGATTGTCGCCTTGGTCATTTCGTTGGGACCTCAGGTAGCCCCCATCGCCCCACCCCAGCCGGTGCTGAAGGTGACCAGCCGCAACTTCAACCTGCTCGAGATGGTCGAGCGCGAGTGGGGAGCGAGCTTCAAGGAGCCGGATCACCGGGTGTATTCGTTCGGTGGGGGTAAGCGCAACTTCGACAGCACGGACATGGGATCGACGGGTATCTACCGACCGCCCGGAACGACGCAGCAATGAAAGTCATTGAGCAAGGCGACCTGGATGAAGCCAGCGACCGTGACCTGGCATTGCAGATCGGAAAGGCGCTGAACCGGGCGTATCCGGATCATCCGTGGACGGTGGGATTTCAGGGACGGAACCTCGTCATCCGTCATCTTTCGATTGCATCAGAAGTACATCGGGTTATCGGACAGGATGGCTTTGCCGCCCTGCTTCCCCGTCACAAGCTCGGTACGCCCAAAGAAGTCACGCAGACCTCGATAGAGTTCGGCGGCCAACTGCTGGAGGCGTTTGGACTCAAGCGTGGCGCTTGGGATGGGACGCTACCTATCGTCCCTGCATCGTGGGTCTACAAGCAACAGAAGGGGTTCCACTGATGCCTACCCAGTCAACCCAGTGGCGGCCTCAGCCGCCCTCGATCACCGATCCCGAAGCCGGTGACTACATGGGCGATGAGATGGGGGAGGAAGCCGAGGATCAGGCCGGCATTGAGACCGAAGTCTCGGACGACGACCAAGGCAAGAAAGCCCCCAACTGGTTACGCCGTGCCAAGGATTCGTTTCGCTTCTCGACAAGCTATGTGGACAGCAACTACCGGCAGAAGTGGGACGACTCCATCAAGGCCTTCAATAACCAGCACCCCGGCGACAGCAAATACTTAGGGGAACTCTTCAAGAAGCGCTCGAACCTTTTCCGTCCCAAGACACGCGCGATTATACGCAAGAATGAAGCCGCCGCCGCTGCGGCCTTCTTCTCCAACATGGACTTGCTGGACGTCAGCGCTCAGAACCAGGAGGACAAGGCCGAACTGGTCTCTGCTGATGTGATGAAGCAACTGCTTCAGTATCGACTAACCAAGACCATCCCGTGGTTTCAGGTTTGCATGGGGGGCATTCAGGATGCGCAGGTACAGGGGGCAGTATGCGCCCACGTCTACTGGCGATTCCTCGAGCGGCACGATGAGCAAGGACGCGCGGAGAGCTTGGAGGACAAGCCGGTCATAGACCTGCGACCCATCGAGAACATCCGCATTGATCCGTCAGCCTCCTGGCACGATCCGATTGGAACCTCTCCGTACCTGATCGACATGATCCCGATGTACTGGTGCGACGTGAAGGATCGGATGGATTATCCGAACCCCAAGGGTCAGCGCTGGAAGAAGTACAGCTCTACACGTGCTTTCGCCTACACGGCGAACGAGGATGACAGCACGCGCGCCAGCCGCAATATGTACGCGCAGGACCCGCAGCAGCAGAAGCGCACCATCAGCGATTACGACATCGTCTGGATACACCGTCATATCCACCGCTGGGACGGGGAAGACTGGGAGTTTTACACGATCTCCAGTCAGTTGATGCTGACCGATCCGGAGCCCTTGAAGAACACTGTGTGGCACGGCCATCGGCCCTACGTGATGGGAAGCGTGATCCTGGAGACCCACAAGACCATTCCCACCTCAGTGCCGCAGTTGGTGAAGCCGCTGCAGGATGAGGCGAACGTCATATCGAATCAGCGCAAGGACAATGTGTCTTTCGTGCTCAATAAGCGCTATCTCGCCAAACGCGGCAAGAACGTGGATCTGGCTTCCCTCGTGCGCAACGTCCCCGGTGGCATCACGCTGGTTGATAACGTGGAGGAGGACGTCAAAGAGATGACCTGGCCTGACGTCACGCAGTCCGCCTATCTGGAAGAGGATCGCGTTGATAGCGACTTCTCAGACTTGGTCGGCAACTTCAATCCCATGCAGGTCACGGCCCAAAGGTCAGGGCGAGAATCGACCAACACCATGCGCATGTTGCAGGGACCCTCCAACCTGCTCACCGAATACATGCTCAAGACCTATGTCGAGACCTTCGTACAACCCGTGCTGCGCCATATCGTGATGCTTGAGCAGCAGTATGAGACCGACATGGTGATCCTGAAGCTCGCAGGACAAAAGGCACAGGCGTTCCAGAAGTACGGCGTCTCGCAGATGACCGATGCCATCCTGGATAAAGAGCTGACCGTTCAGGTCAACGTCGGCATGGGAGCGACCGACCCACAGGCCAAGCTGCAGCGCTGGGTCTACTGGCTGATGACCTATGAAAAGTTCGTGCAGAAGGTGCCGCCCGGCATCGATCTGAAAGAGATCTGGAAGGAAGGCTGTGCGCTCTCAGGCTATCAGGACGGCTCGCGCTTCCAGATCGACGGACAAGATCCGACCGTGGCGAGCCTGATGCAGAAGATTCAGCAGCTCACCATGGCGTTGCAGAAGGGCCCCACGGCATCGGCCCAGAGCAAGCACGAAGCCAACCAGATCAAGGACCGCACCAACCGGCGAGACAATCTGACGAAGATCGCCATTGCCGGCAAGCAACATGATTCCAAGGCGCGTCTGGCGCTCTTTGAGCATCTGGCCGAACAGGAACGCGCCGGCATGGAGCGCGAGGGTGAGGTGGAGGACCGGGACTTCGGCGCTGCCAAGGACATGACGATGGCCGACAAGCAGCAGGAAGGCTCGATGGCGCAGGCGAAACTCAAGAGCAAGAGCAGTGCTAAATCCGGATGATCCGACTTTAAGAACCGCGGTGTTCGGCAAGCAGGTCGAGCAGTTCATGGAAAGCGACATCGGCTGCTATCTCACGCAGTGCGCGGAGAAGGACATTGAAAAGGGCTTGGCTGCCTTGAGAAGCGCTGACCCTTTCGAGCCAGCCAAGATCGTGGCGGCTCAGATGAAGGTGAAGATCGCGGAGACCGTGATGGGCTGGCTCGGAGATGCGATCCGAGCGGGCCTGCAAGCCACAGAGGCGATTAAGGAGGATGTGTCGTGAGCGAAGAGGAAGTCAAAACCCTGACCCCCGAAGAGGCTCAGAAGAAAGCCCGCGAGGTCAACGAGGAGCGAATTGCGGGCCGCTTGGCGCAGATCGAAGCCATCGCGGACAACGCGGAGAAAGGCCGTCCGGACGACATCGAGGGCGTAGAAAAGGAGGACGAGTCGGCAAGGACTGAACGCCTTGCTGCCGAGGAGGAGGAAGCGGCCAAGGCCGAGGCCAAGCGCTTACAGACCGAAGGCTCCGCGGTCGCCGACGATACCGACTCTGACACAAAAGAGGTGAACGGGGAAACCTATTACCGGCAGATCGTCAACGGCCGGGAGAAGTGGCAGACGATCAAGGAGATTCGGTCGGCGGCGCAGAAAGTGGAGTCCGCGGACGACTATTTGCATCAGGCCGCAGAAAGTGTTAGAAATGCTGCGAGGCAGGCTCTATCGAAAGACGAGCCGGTCAGGGTCGAGAAAGACGACCTGAAGAAACTCCTGGCTTCAGTAGCACTGGGAGACGAAGAGGCGATTGAGAAGCTGGCATCTGCCTTAAGCGCAAGGCCATCCGAGGTGACTCCGGACGTCTTGCGGGCAGTCGATCAGCGCTTATCGTTCAGGACCGAACTGGCTCAGTTGGAGTCAGAGCAGAAAGAGATACTCGACGATCCGATGTTGAGTGAACTGTTCCAGTCGCGTCTAGCGAGACTGAAGCAGGAAGCTCCGGATACTCCGCTCTCGACCGCCTACCGGTCGATAGGCAAGGAGATCAAGGATCGATTCGGCGTGGCTCTGAAAGGCTCGAAGACTGCCGACAAGCTGGAACGGAAGAGAACTCTTTCACAGGTGCCGTCAGCGGCTGCAAGACAGTCCGCACCGCCTGAGGAAGAGGGCGAAGAGGACGTGGGCACAGTCATCGAACGGATGGCTAAGGCCCGAGGGTTAAGCCCCATCGTCCATTCGCGCCGGTAAGCGTATGGAGTCACATGTTAGGCGTCTCGGTTAAGCAACCCCTCTACACCTACGTATTGTTCTCCCCCATTACGGGTGGACCGATTTATGTAGGTAAGGGCATTCATGACCGCGCCTATAAGCACCGATTCCAACCCAGCCCCATAGGGGCGCATATCCGTGATCTCGTTTCCAAGGGCCTGAAACCTCGATACGAAAGAATTCCAGCCAAAGATGCCGATGAGGCATTTGAGATGGAAGAGCTTCTGGTCGCAATGATCGGAAGACAGGAAGACGGTACTGGACCGCTATTCAACGTCCGTCCGGGTGGGCGGTATTTCAAGCAGCAGCCCAGCACAAAGGCGAAGCTCTCAGCAGCGCACATGGGCAAGACCCTATCCGATGCTCACAAGCTAGCCGTGTCTAGGACTTTAACGGGCCGTCTTCAATCAGAAGATCGGAAACAGCGACATTCTATCCGTATGAAGCAATGGTGGGCAGAGAGAAAAGCCCAACGTTCTCAATACGTTAGAGAGGAGATTTAACGTGGCGGGACAGGTCTGGGCCGTTTCGAGTCTTGGAGGATATTTGTACTCCAGGCAGTTGAGTAACGTATTGCGCATGAACGTGCAGCCACTGGTGAAGTTTCGCCAGTTCGCAGACGTCCATGACATCTCCCAGCAGGGCAAGAAGAAGGGCGATACCTTCACCTGGGACGTGGTCTCGGACGTCGCTACCGCGGGTGGCGTGCTCCTGGAGACCAATACGCTGCCCGAGACCAATTTCACGATTACTCAGGGCACGCTCACCATCACCGAAGCCGGTAACTCGGTTCCCTACTCTGGCAAGCTCGACAATCTGTCGAAGTTCCCGGTCGAGGACATCATCAAGAAGGCCCTCAAGAACGACACGGTCAAAGCGATTGACCGCCTCGCCTGGGGCCAGTTCAACCAGTGCCTGCTGCGTGTGATTCCGGTGGGAGGCTCGAGCGCCAACGCCGTGACGCTCTACAGCTCGGGCACCGTGACGGGAACTAACTCAGTCGCCTACAACAACAACCACGCCAAGGCGATCACGGATGCGATGAAGGAGCGGAATATCCCGGCCTACATCGCGGATGACTACTACGCCATCGCCTGGCCCACCACGCTGCGCACGTTCAAGAACGCGCTCGAGGCCATCCACCAGTACAGCGAGACCGGTTTCGCGCTGATCATGAATGGTGAGATCGGGCGCTACGAGAACACGCGCTACATCGAGCAGACCAACATCCCCAAGGGCATCGGCACGGACGGCATCACGACCACGCCGTGGACCAACGGGCTCTCGGACTGGATCTTCTTCTTCGGCAACGACACGGTCGCAGAAGCGATCGCGGTGCCCGAGGAGATGCGCGGCAAGATCCCCACCGACTACGGACGGTCTAAAGGTATAGCTTGGTATTATCTCGGAGGCTTCGGAATAGTACACACTTT